CTCTCGATACTGCCCAGTAAGACTATCGCCCCCTCTCCGGAGGGGGCTTTCTTTTATATAGGTATTAATCATGAAGATTGTAAGTAGTGAACCATTACGAGTCACAACCCTAGGTGGTACAGCAGTTTTGTTTGAAGCAGGTGTACCCAGAGAAATCGCCGAAGAGATTGGCTTACTAGCCATTCAAATGGGCGCAAAGGAATACAACGACAAGTATGTTGAAGAGGAAGCGGCTGAAGTTGTTGAGTTTGAAGAAGAGATCGTTGTTGCAGAACCTGCACAGCCTGACCAAGAGCTAATCGAGGTACTTCAAAAACTCATCGAAGAAGCTGACCCAAACTCATTTAAGACCGACGGCACTCCAAAAGCTGCCGTTGTTAACAAGATGCTAGGTCGCACGGTAAGAACTGATGAACGCGAAGCAGCTTGGGAAATAGCACTTAACGCATAGGTACATACTATGGCTGTAACAGTACAAAGCGTCATTGATCGAGTACAGACAGTATTGCAAGACACAACTGGCGTTCGCTGGCCAGCCAGCGGGGAACTAGAGCTTTGGGTGAATGACGCCCAGCGCGAAATCGCTTTGTTAAAGCCAGATGCTAGCGCAGTGAATGCAACGGTCACATTAGCTACGGGCACCAAACAAGACATACCCGCTTCAGGCAACCGCCTTCTTAAAGTAGTTAGGAATATGTCAGCCGCCAGCGGTGGCACGGGAGCGCGGTCGATCAGATTAGTTGGCCGAGACATCCTAGACTCCCAAAGCCCTGAGTGGCACGACCCCTCAGTCTCTGGGGATGCCACACATACAAATATTGTTAAGCACTATATGTATGACGAGGCCAACCCTCGCAACTTCTACGTTTACCCTGGAGTCAGTGGGAACGCTTACGTTGAGATTATCTACTCGACTAACCCAGTTACTGTGACGGCTAGCGACAATCTTGGTCTTCCCGACATATTTGCTAATGCGGTTATGAACTACGTGCTCTACATGGCTTACATGAAGGACGCAGAGTTCGCAGGCAACCAACAACGTGCCGCTAACCATTATCAGATATTTACGGCTTCGGTAACGGGTAAAGCAGCGATCGATCTCGTGACGACACCAAACCCCGAAACTCGTCCAGCCGCCCCAGTAATGGCGTAGGAAATTAGTTTATGGCTAACGCTAGCTACGAAACATTATTCCCAGACGTGATCCCTGTCGTTAATGACTGTCCTGATAGCCTAATCGAGAGAAATATCCGCTCGGCGGTTATTGAGTTCTGTGAAAAGACGGGTATTTACCAAGCGGAACTCGACCCTGTAACGACAGTTGGCGGTCTTCACGAATACGACTTAGAACCACCCAACGGTACTGTAGTTCACAAGATTATGAATGTTGTGTTCGACGGGAAGAACTTAGAAGCGATTTCTCCTGAGTTGTTAGATCAGAGAAAACCGAATTGGCGTAAGCCTGAGAACACGGGCGAACCTGAGTACTTTATTAAGCAGGGACAATCACTGGTTTGGTTAGTGCCAACACCGTCCGCAACTATGGTTTCCAGTACACGAATCAGGGTACAGCTAAAACCGACGGCTACATCTACGGCATGCGATGCAGACATCCTTTCCGAGTATCGAGACAGCATCATAAATGGCGCTTTGTTCCGGCTGTTGCGTACTCCAGGTCAGGTTTGGACCGACTTCAATGGTGCACAAATTTACGGTGCTCTTTTCGCGGATGGGATTAACCGAGCAGAAAGAACAGCACGCCACGCTGATGAAGGCGTAGCTAGGAAGGTGAATTATGGCGGTGTCACACGAGCGTGGCGAACAAGACGTAGGTATGGAAACGGCGGCTAAACCGATACTCGCGTCGATCCGTGAAGAATGGGATTGGGTAAAACGCGGTATTGACGAGATTTTAAGAGAACAGCCAAAGCTAACGTACCGAGCTGAAGATGTTTACGCAGCTTGTCTGAATGGAGAAGCCTTTCTTTGGGTATTCCCAGAGGGGTTTTTGATAAGCACAGCAGAGAAGGATGAATACTCAGGTGAGCACATATTCTTTTTCTGGCTAGTGTGGGTCAAGAAGCGTGGACAGAAAACGGTAATTAAGAAGTACGTGCCTTTCTTTGTCGAAACCGCGAGAGAGATGGGCTTTAAAAGGATTGAAACCCGAACGCCTGTATCAGAGCTAGAACGTAGTTTGTTAGCTGACGGTTGGGAAAGGCAATCCGCTATCTATACGAGAGAAGTGTAATGAGCTTTATATTCGGCAATAAGCCTAAGAAGCAAGAGTACGAACCGTCAGCAGATGAAAAGACGTCTGCCAGCGTCGCTTTGGCTTCATACCAAGACTTCAAATCCAAATATGACCCGATGCTACAAGACATGCGGGATAAGTCTAGGTCGGACGACCCCACTAAGATTTTACGAGGTCGAGCTAACGCCGACACGATGCAAGCGCTAACGGGCGAGACGTCCTACCAAAACACCCAAGCAACGAATAGATCAGCTGAAATGGCTCAGGGCTTACAAGGCCAGTTAGGCATAGCAAACCAGTCGGGCAAAGATGTACAAGACAAGATGGGCACCAATGTTCTCGGCGTTGCTCGAGGGCAAGCTGCTGACGCTCAGACAGGCATGGCTACTGCATCAAGACTTGCTACCTCTGATGCCTTAACAAGAGCGAAAGGCAAACAAGACGAACGCGCGGCTAGAACCAAAGCCATGGGTCAAGTTGCTGGGGCCGCACTTCAGTTGGGCGCGGAAAAAGGCATGTTTGGCGAAAAAGGCCAAGCCGCTGGTTTCACGAACACTGATACTGGAGAAATTATCAAGACACCCGAAGTCAAACCATCATTTGGCTATAGCTTTATTAGTGGCATGAACGGTTATCCAGGCGGGGGGTATAGACGATGAATGTACTTGGAACCTGGTCACCGAACGGCTACGGCGCTAGTGACCCTAACGCATTACCCTACGTAAGCGACCCAAGACAGACTTACTCGAACATTACCCGTGACGAGTATCTGAACTACAAGAAAGAATATGACTCTTTCGAAAACGAACTAATTAATAAGTCTAAAACCGACACAAGCCTAATTGATCAGGCGAAGGCCGATTCCGTTAGTGGTAAGTTGCCTACACTTATGCAGGGTGTGGAAGAGCGAAATGCTAGCCGTTACGGGGCAAACCTAACGCCAGCTCAGTTGCAGCAACAAGCCGCTGGTCGCCAGCGAGGCTCGACGCTCGGCTCCATACAATCGATAAACGACGCGCGTATCGCGCAAAAAGAAGCTAACACGGCGTTAGCTTCCGACTTGATAAACATTGGTCAAGGCGTAAACAGATCGTCTCAAGGCCAAATGGCGTCAGCCGCATCTGACGCACAAGCTCGTGAGAATGCATATAACCAAGCGCGATCTGCGGCAAAAGCACAAACGATGAGCACAGTGGGTCAATTAGCCTCAAGTGCGATCATTGCGTACGCAATATTCGCGAGCGACCGACGCATGAAAGAGAACATCGAGCAAATCGGCGTTTCCAACAGCGGAATCAACATCTACGAGTTCAACTACAAAGGCTCAGATGATCGCTACCAAGGCGTAATGGCAGACGAAGTTCCGTGGGCAGTTGTCGAGCGGAGCGTAGGTTACAACATGGTTGACTACAACAAGGTCGACGTTGAGTTCAGAAGAGTTTAGAGGTAGCTATGAGTTTTTTTGAGGGTTTATTCCAGAGTGGTCAAGATGCCGCTAATGCGCGATATCAGAGGGATCGCAATGCTCTTTACCGCGACAATTTATTACTCGATCAAGAAAAACGAGCGCAAGAGAACCAAGTCAAGATTACTGGTGAGCTTTATAAGCAAGCCTCTATTGGTGGCTACTTAACCTCTGAT